ACAAATCAAATCCAAGTTTTCTTAGTCGGTTTCTTATTTTAATATTACAGAGACCGAAAACTGCATCGTACCTCCCAAACCTTTCATCATCTTCAGATAGTTTTCTATCGTAGTATTTGGAATTTGTGAATGGTGCAATATCGCCCCAAAACCAACCTTCATAAAATCGATGTTCTGTACTCAACTCTTCATAAAGAACTTCTGAATCATCTTTATAATCCTCCATAAACAAATCAAAGTGTTTATAGATAGACTCAACTACTTCTGGGTCAGCAGGATTATCTTTTTTATATTGAAGTTTCAATTCATTGAACTTTTCATTCTCAAGTTTTGTTTCATAGTTTGCTTCTGCAAGAGTCTTTGTTAGTAACTCTGCAATCTCATCAATAAGCACTTGTGGAGCATTTAATTCCACTAATCGATCATGTCTTTCTTGAAGATTCGCTTTCCATTCTCTCTGACGAGTGAGTTCATCTTCAATGATTTCGGGTTGGGGTCTCATATGGAGTTCTTTTCTCCAACCGATTCCCCCCATTCCTCGTTTCCTTGGTGTTTCATTTCTACTTTTCATAACATCTCCTTAGAAAGGAACTGGATCAGTAACTTCTTCATCGCTCGTCATAACACCTGCATCGATCTTCGCGTAGAGTTCGCGGAACGATTGCTTGGTGTCGTCATCGAAACGATTGATACACATGTCAATGGCAGTCATACGATCTTCAAAGATGCTGTATGCCTTGGCAATGTGAACCAGACGACGAGTTGAGATCACCTCATCAACCCCACCATCGTAGAAAGTCTTACGAATGATGTCTGCCCAATCGACCAACTTCTCACAATACTCAGTGTCGGTGACATCAAGGTCAGCAAACACTTTGCCGAGAATCTTCTTCTCGATTGCAGGTGTTGGATAGTCTTGCTCACAAGTGATTGGGAAACGCTCAAGGAATGCCTCGTTCATCACGTTAGTGCCGATGAATCGTCCATCTTCTGAACCCTTACCCTTGGTGTTACCAGTTGCGACAACTGTGAAACCGTCAGCAGGTTTAATGAACTCACCAGTCTTCTTGATGAAGTATCCCTTACCTTCAAGGATTGACTGAAGACACATAATCTTCGCAGGGTTTGCAAGATCAATCTCGTCGAGGAGTAGGACTGCACCCTTCTCCATTGCGGCAATCACCGGACCTTTGAAGAACTTGGTCTCACCATTGACGAGTCGGAAACCACCGATCAAGTCATCTTCGTCAGTCTCAAGTGTGAAGTTCACACGGATCACTTCGCGACGAGTCTTGGCACATGCTTGCTCAACAGAGAAAGTCTTACCGTTACCACTCAGACCAGTCACATACACTGGATAGAACATGCCAGACTTGATGATCTTCTCAACAGTCTTGTAGTTGCCGAATGGAACGAACAGAGGATCATTCTCAGGTACGAGGTTCTCTTTGAACCCATCGAACTCAGCAGTCAGAGTCGCAGAAGTATTTGCGACTGGTGCTTCCTCAACACGAGGAGCAAACTTCAGAAGCATCGGAACTTCGTAAAGACCGCGCCCAACGCGCATGTCTTTGTTATTGAAAATGAAGGATGGTTTGCGGAAACCTTTCTCTTCGCAGAGATCAACGATCTGTGCCTTGGTTGCCGTAGTACCGAACTTCTCATTGATTGCCTCGATCAAGGCAGTTTGTGGACGATTCAAATTCATAATATATTTCCTCTCTCAATCAACATAGGTAGTGTCTCATATTCGACACTACCTGTACAATGGTATTTTTCTATCTATGCCACCATTTCGATAAATGATGACAATAACACTCGTGAAGTCTTGCGACCTGCATTTGCTTTCTTGAATGCTTGGCGAATCGCGCCAACCTTGGCATCATCCGCAACCTCAATCGCGCCATTTGAAGTCTCAAGGTTCTTACCGCCTTGGAGCGCAAAGAACTTGTCATACCCACAGTTTGGAATCGTGGTGAACTTGTTCTTCTTGAGATCTTCGTTTAGTTTAGATACTTGCTCAAAGGACAATCCTGCACTACGCAGATCAGACATCAACGAACGCTTGTTCTGTGGAAGGATGCGGTATCCAATCGCGTTTGATCCAGTGTGATCGCGGAACATCTCAAGCAATGCCTTAGTGTAACCGTTGCGCTCTTGCAGACGGTACTGCTTCTTAGTCACTGGGTCAATGAACTTGACGATGTTGTACTTTACACCAAGATGCCAGATTGCGACATTACTGCGAATGCTTCCACTGAATGAAACAATCTTTGCTTCAATCGGGTGTGAGTCACCATCTGTCAAGAATACAGTGTTCACGATGTCGAGACGGTTTGTCTTCTTGAACTCTTTGTGAATCTGGATACCTGCCATGATTGCATCATCAAGTGGCGTACCGCCTAAGTAGAACTCCCAAGGCAAGTAGTATGACACATCCTTGCTGTAGTTCTGACCGATTGCCAAAAGCATCTGTGCCATCTTGGTGAACTCACCACGACTCATCCGATTGTTGAAGAACTCCATCAACTTGAATCCACACTTGTACTGGAGTGTATTGACTTCAACATCGTTGACTTCTCGATTAGGAGTTGCATCAGCAGAGGTACTAAACCGATCAGAGAACGCATACACACGGTATGGGATGTTGACTTGACGACAGAACATCACGAGGTTCAACAACTGATCAATCGTAGGTTTCATGTGCTTGTGCATTGAACCAGACCAATCGAGGTAAAGCACCATGCCGTGGTTCTTACCTTCTGGAGTCACAGACATCTTGCGGAAGATGTCGTCAGAGAACTTGTAGTTGTTCATCTTCACTGGACAGATCACACCAGTCTTTGCGAGAGTCGTGCGAGCATACTCAGATGCCTTCTTTTTCATCTCAAACTCTTTGACCATGTAGTTCACAGTCTTCTTGTTGTCGCGCTGAAACTCGCTCCACAACTTCTCACCGTAGTTTGCGAGGTGTGGTTTAGTCTCACCGTATCCGCTTGGATTGTCACCGAATGTCATTACCTTCTTGTAACCGATGATCAGATCATCAACCTTGTTCATGTTCAAACGCAGATTGTATGCCTTGGTGTTCTCATCGTTACCAAACTCTTTGCGAATGTTAGAGTGTAGTGCTTCTTCAGTCTTAGAGATTGGTTCATCAGAGTAGTTGTCTAACTCACCATCAGTCAGTTCTGAAGATTCTCCATCATCTTCTTCCTCGCCTTCACCGTCTTCATCAGAAGGATCAGTCCCATCCTCTTCTTCATCGGCATCTTCGCCAGTGTCTGTGCTTTGCGACTCGTTGCCTTCCTGCTCCTCATCACCATCGTTATCCATCTCCCAATCGTTTTGACCGAATCCATCAGTCTCAACCTCTTCGGTTTGATCTTGACCTTCATCGCGCATTTGCTGTTGTTCTTGCTCTTGTTGCTCGCGCTCTTCTTCTTTCTTTGCTTTCTCTTGAGCAAAGAGACGATCAGCAATGTCTACCACTTGTTCCCAAGTCGTACACTCGCGAATCTCATTGATCCACTGCATCTCGTCTTTCTCGATGCGAACACCACAAGTTTCACCCAACTTGAAGTAAGTATTTATTCGATCAATCAAATCAAACTCATTGATCTCGTCAAGGTTCGCACCAAAGAAACCATCAGCAAACAGTTTGCGATAACTCTTGATGAAGTTTCGACGCAGACCGGGGTACTTGTTCTGAATCATACGCTCGATGCGAGCATCTTCGATCACATTAAGGAAAGACTTGTACGCACGACCACGGTCACACACAGCATCGTGCCAACCGTCTTCTGGAGTGTAGAGTGCGTGTCCAACCTCGTGACCGATGAAGTGATCGTAGTTGTCGCCAGTGAGATCATCCCACAATGGCAGAGTCAGCACTCGATCTTTCACATTGAAAGATGCTGTTGGTGCGTTCTCATGAACCACTGTGATGTTCTCAGTGGCAAGGAGTTTAGCGAGAATGTCTTTGTTCATATGTGTTACCTCTCATTTACAGAACCAGTTTAATCGATTCTTTGGAGTAGGTCAACACCTAAATGCAAAAAAGTTAAGATTATTTTGTTATAAGCATAGAACTAAAAGTTATAAGGGCAGGGTAGCACCCAAAGTTCTCTTGCCCTCAATGATACCTTCGATGCGTCTCTCAACCATCTCAACATACTCTGGATTGAGTTCGCACATAATCGAGTTGCGATCATGTAGATACGCAACACCTGCTGTTGTACCAGAACCACCAAATGGATCAAGCACTGTCCCACCTTCTGGACAACCTGCGAGAATACAGGGTTCAATCAGTTCTGATGGGAATGTGGCAAAGTGAGCACCTTTGAATGGTTTTGGAGGAATAGTCCATACACTACGCTTATTGCGAACTCGATTGCCCTCCTCGTCCTTAGTCCAACGGGCATGTCCTGATGCCGCCAAACTATTAGGGTTGCCATTTGGCATAATGTCAGCATTGGCGTACTTGGGACTACCCTTCAACTGCTCGTCTTTTCGTCCATCATAAGCGGCAGGTTCACGGATTGCTTCGTAATCAAAGTAATATTTTTTGCTTTTAGATAGTAGAAAGATATACTCATGTGCTTTCGTACAACGATCTTTGACTGACTCTGGCATCGGATTTGGTTTGTTCCAGATAATGTCTTGGCGTAGATACCAACCGTCTGCTCGTAGTGCGAATGCTACCATCCAAGGAATGCCAATCAAGTCTTTTGCTTTGAGATCACCCCCCATCTTCATCTTCTGAAGAGCACCCTCAGTTGTTCCCTTACTTGTTGCTTGCTTAGAGTTCTCATCTACATTTGGAGAACCGTCACTATTGCGTCCTTTACCAGAACCTGCATACGAATCACCAAGGTTCAACCAGACTGTGCCATCGTCACGCAATACACGACGAATCTCGCGGAATAACTCAACTAATGTCTGAACGAACTCTTCTGGTGTCTCTTCTAATCCGATCTGAGAGTCTTTACGAACTGCACCACACTTTTTACACACATCCTTGTAGATAGCATCACCAACAGCATGCCCTTTATCGTCCATTCCTTTGTGACCAGTTGATGTTGAGTCACCAACCTTGGAGTCTCGCATGTGATTACAATCAGCACTACCACCTTCCCAAGTGGCAGTACCGTAGTCTCGTAATCCAAAGTATGGCGGTGATGTCACCACCGTGTTCACACTCTGATCGGGGAGAGACTTGATCGTCTCACGATTGTCCCCAACCAGAACCTCATAACGAACTTTATTCACTTATCGTATCCCATTTCCTTACGAATCTTTGTGGCAGAGATGTCATGAATCTCATCAGTGAATACTTCTTGCTCGATCTTGTACCCTACATCGCGTCCATAGGTAATGTTGACGACATTCGGTACGAGCATGATTGTGTACTCATTGTTATAAGTATACCCGTGTTCGCTCAACTTTTCAATGATTTTTTCTTTGACGAACTCAAAGTCAAATGGGTTAGAATCGTTCCAACCTTGACAATCTCGTACTTGGATTGCGACTTGCCCTGTCTTTGCTAATGCGCGTTCAAACAGTGCCAAGTGTCCATCGTGGAATGGTTGCCACCGTCCAAGCATCTGAGTCGTTTCCTTTCTCCAACTGAATGGTTGTAGATGCTCAGAGATCAACTGTGACTGTGCGTCTGACTCCATTGCTTCAAACCGAAAGTCGATGCCATCGAAAGCACCCATCTCGTTCATTGGATACTCAAACAAAGCATTGGTGTCTTCGTAACGCCCTTCTTCGATGGTATCCATAAACACAACCACATCCGCATCCACGATGTCACGCAGTGCTTGTGTAGGACAAACAAAGTCAAGGATTGCCCACTGCTTCTTAGAGTCCTTTCCAAGTTGCTTCATGCGCTCTGCTTGGCGACGACGACCCATCTCTGAGAAGTCCCAATCGTTGAACATCTCACGCACTTGATCTGCGTTGTAGTGATCTGCGTCCAACTTCTTAGACAGTTTGTTGGCGAGAGTGGATTTACCACTCCCCGGCAATCCGAATACTAAGATTGTCTTTGCCATTATTCATCTACCTCTGGGAATCGATACTCAACATCATAACCGCCTTTGCGATCAGTAAACCAATCGTCTTCACGATCATAGTCGTGCTCTGCGATAAAGTCATAGAACTTGTCGAACTCTTCTGGTTCAATCGGTTCATCTGGTTCATACATGTCATTATCCATCGCGAATCCGATGTCTTGGAATCGTTCTAATGAACCGAACTCCTCGATAATGTCTTGCTCTTCAATCACATAAGTCATGTAAGAATGAACTTGGTGATACTCAATACGCTGTACGGTTATGCTCATGCCGCATTCCTCTTTCTCAGTTTTATCAACTTTTTCTGCTGTCGCCTTGCTTGGTCTAAATGATACCTAGACATCCGATCCAAGTAGGTTACACCTTGTAAATGATCATACTCATGTTGAAATGCACGTGCGGTAAATCCTGTAACTTCTGCAGTTTCAACAACACCTTTCGGGTTAGCAAATCTAACACGAATTTTATCATATCTCTTTACTTTACCAAATAATCCTTCCCATGTCAAGCATCCTTCTTCACCCAACAAGATATTTTTACTATGATCTACAATTTTTGGATTGACAACACAGATGATTTCTTCTGGAGTATCTGGATGTCCAATAACGAACACTTGGTATGGTACACCAACTTGGTTTGCTGATAGTCCAACACCGCGCTTTGCTACCATAGTAGCACAGAGATTCTCAACAAACTCTTCTAAATCAAATGGGGGATTGTCAAAGTCCCATCGCTCAGTTTTCTTTCTGAGGCATGGGTGTGAGGGGGGAACGAGTTTTAGAATCATAATGCCATCCTGCTGAAGTTTTTCACTTTTTCAAATCGAATCTGACTGCGGAACTTGTCAGTCAGTACATCGCCCTTGTGAGAGATCACGAATACATTAGTGTCACCGCCAATCTCTTGGAGAAGTTTAAGGAACTCATCGCACCCACTTGTATCAAGTGATGCGTCAAATACTTCATCCAAGATAAGCAAGTTGGTGTTTGTACTATTCTTGAGTTTGGCGACTGCCCTCCATGTAAATAGTAAGGCAAGGTCAATACGCATCTTTTCTCCCTCGGAGAAACTAGCATAAGAAAACTCATCACGATAACGACTCTTAATAACCTCATTGAACTCCTCATCTAACTCAAAGTTCACAAAGAAATCTAACGATGCCAAGTATTTATTGACTAACTTGTTGATGATTGGGACATACTGTCGAATAATCTTTTTCTTAATGCCACCATCTTTCAGCATCTCTGTAGCAATTTTGAGTACCTCAAAGTCCTTTGAAAGGGATTCTTTTCTGGTCTCATACGATTCAAGTTGCGTTTCAAGTTCAAGTATTTTCGTACTAGGACTGTCTTCGGTCTTTTCATGTCCTTTCGATAAAGATTCCAGTTTACTCGTGAGTCTGTCGATGTTACTCTGGTAAGTCTCCATAGACGACCTGCAATCACGCCAGTATGCTTGGTGTTCGGTAATCTTTGACTGAGTAGTGGTAATCCTAGAAAGTTCCTCGTTAAGCGCAGTCTGCTGTTCTTCCAGTTTCTGTATCGCTTCTCTGGTTTCCGACTCAATCTGTTGCGTTCTTTCAATGTGACTTGCTTTTTCCACAGCATCGATAACCTGTTCGCATGTCGGACAGTTGTCGTTCTTTTCATAGAATCGAATCCTCTTCTCTGCTTTCGTAATCTTGTCGTGCAGTTTCATCATCAGTTCAGAAACCTTTGCCGACTTTGCGTTTACCTTATCCGAATCAGAAATCGACGCAGACAACTCTCCAATCGTTTCATGATGCTCATGCTGTTGTGTTTCTGTGGATAGATACTGCAAAGACCACTCTTTGATCTCGTCTATCAGTTCTTGCCTCTGCTTTGTGATATCAGCGTTCAATTTTTCCAGATACTCTTTCTGTACACTGATCTTCTCACCAAGCAACTCAATCTGATACTCCACCTCTTGCTTCTCGCTTTTATTAGTTGCTAACCGATCCTTCAGCAATGTGTTCATGTGACTGAAGATTTGAATGTCCAGTAAGTCTTCAATCACCTCACGACGATCCTTTGTCGTAAGTTGCATGAAGGGAGTGAATGATGCGTTACCTAACACGACGATTTGGGTGAAAGATTTATAATTCAGTTTGAGAATGGTATCTTCAAACTGAGTCTGGTAATCTCGTATCGATCCCGGTTGGTCAATGAGGTTGCCGTTCTTGAAAATCTCAAACACAGCAGGTTTAATGCCCCTACGCACCATGTACTCCACATTACCAATAGTGAACTCGATCTCTGTCATGAGACCCTTCTCATTGATACTGTTGAGCAGTTGGTTCTTGTTGATGTTGCGGAATGGTTTGTTGAATAGTACAAAGCACAACGCATCGAGAATGGTAGACTTACCTGCTCCATTCTCTCCAGTGATAATCGTAGATGGGGAACGATCCATCTGAATCTCAGTGAAGACATTCCCTGTTGAAAGCATGTTCTTCCAACGCAGTTTCTTAAACTTGATCATAGATTAAACTTCAAAGTGCAATGCTTCAGTATACAATGATTTCATGAGTGAGTCAAGTTTTTTCTTTGGCACATTGTCTGGCATTCCATCAATGTACTTAGACAGAATCGTCATGGTATCCTCTGCCTCGTTCACCAAATCATCATCGTCTTCTAAGTCCAGATTGAGATGATCCTCTACGACTTGGACGCTGATGGGTTCGACTTTGAGGAGTTTGTCCATGAACTTATCGAACCAATACGGATTGCCACTGGAGTGCTTGACGACTTTGACATATGTGCCTTCGTAAGCGGAGAAGTCCTGATCAAGCAACTCGTCCATCGTTTTCCCTTCGTCATTATAGAACACCTTGTTAAACATCGAGTACGGGTTTCGTATGAACTCCAGTTCCCTAGTCTCTGTGTCGTAAATATGAAAACCTTTCGGGTCTTGGTAGTCGCTCCATGTGAGTTCATAAGGACACCCCAAATAATCAATGTTGCCAGTGGTTGACTTGTGATGAAAGTGACCAGACATCACACGATCAAATCGCTTGAAGTCCGAAATCTTCATACCGTGATCATTCATGTTGCCTCGATCCATGAGACACCCTGCGATCTCAAAGTGACCGAACACAACTTGTGCTTCAGTGGTCTTCAGAAAATCCATTGTGTCAGCATAGTTACTGTTGTTGATCCATGGCACAATCGCGTGTGCCACATCATCAAAAAGAACCTCTTTGACCTCTGAGTAATACTTGACACCAGTGCTGTCAAACAACTCTTGCATTGCGTTGATCTCGTTGGTGTTCTTGTATGGCACATCGTGGTTGCCTACGATGACATGCAGATCAATGTTACGGTACAGACACGGTTCGATGAACCCTTCTTTAAGTCGTCTTAGAGTGACATAAGAAATGTACTTCCTCCGATCAACAATATCACCCAAATGAAGTACAGTGCTGATTCCTCGCTCATCCAAAGTAGGGAAGAAAAGATTACTATAAAACTTATCAAAATAGTCAAGGAAACTAAGATTATCATTCCTGACTCCCCAATGCGTATCAGTTACTAATGCTATCTTCACTCTTTACTCGCTTCTTCTTGCGTCTTTTGTGTTCTTCAAAATTTTGAATAAAGTCGGACATATATTCTTCTGTCCACTCTCCATATTTTACACCATCATTGTAGTCTTGTCCATAGTCATGTGATTGTCGATCACTGACTTCACCAAAAATGTTTGCGTTTTCGGTTGCCTTGTATTTGGTGTAGAGGTGCTTCTTTTCTTTTTGAATTCTTCGTAAAAACGCATAGTAGATAATCTGAGTAAAGTATGCAAAAGGGTTGCTCGATTTCTCTGGATTAAAGTTGTCGATGTATTGCAAACTGTTCTCGATACCGTCTGAGATCATCTCTTCACGGAACGAGTAGTTCACAAAGTTTGGTTTGTAAGATAGGTGTGTCGCAATCTTCATAATACACTCTGCGATGTACATCGGCACAATCGGACGAGGTTCATCGTTGTCCTTTGCCTTCTGTACTGATTCGCGAAACTCCACCATTGCTTCTAGGAACTTTTTATTGTCCACATAGTAGGGTTTTTTTCTTTTCTCTGCTCTAGTCTCTGCCATATTAATGTACCGTATTTGCTGATAATTCTACAGGTTGCCCAAACTTTTCCATCCAAGAATCGTCTACCTCTACATCTGATTCTTCTTCTGGTTCGTCAATTGAAGCATTCCCTTTGAGTACGCCAAGCGATCTCACATAATAGGCATTGATTTCCTCGTCCACTTCTGCCACTGCGACCACATGATTTGTATTCAGATTAACCATATTAATACTCTTCGTCAGAGGAACCCATGTCATTGCGACCATCATTGGTCTTCCATTTTGACTTTCTCCAATCTCAAGTAAAAGAGGTTCGAGAATACTTGTCGTGCTTTCATCTTGATGCACGATCTCTGCGATGATTGTCTCACCATTCGTGAGTTTTATGATTGAGTTCATTCCCCTACCTTTATGTTGTAGATTTTGTAATCAAATTCTTCTTCGTTGTAAATCTTCACTCGTTCAGCAAAGTGCTTAATCGTATGATTAGTGTAAGATTTATATGACAAATCGTCAGAAATATCATATAATGTCGCAAATTCTTTACTATCACTTTTTCTTAGTGCGCGACCTATTGACTGAAGATTGCGAATACGAGACTTAGAGGGGGAAGCAAATATGACATTATGGAGGTTACGAATGTTGATTCCTGTGGAGAAAGTGCCATAAGATGCCACAATAATGGCATTGTCTGATTGCTCAACTCTATGTCTAATCTCTTCCCGTGTATTTGCATCGATACCCCCATGCACGAAATAAACTTCTTTATCCGACTCATTTATACTATTGTACAATATTTGACCGTGTTTGTCAACCATTTGATACAGAACTAAAGTATTGCCCTCGCGTGTGAGCGCGAGGTTCTTGATGAACTTATTGCGGTACTCGTTGGCAATCAGAAACTGAATCTCGTCTTGATAGTTAGACTGCTTCATCTGCTTACAAGTTCCCTCTGGATACTTGAGCACCAATGCCTTGATACGAAAGTCTGACAGCGTACCAGACTCGATCAGTTCTTTTGTCTGGATCACTTTCATCACTGGACCGAACAGACCTTCTAATACTAACTTATTTGTCTGTGTCCCGTCAAGTGTTCCTGTGAGTCCAAACCGCCACTTACACGCATCCAACTTTGTCATGATCTTGGTGAGCGAGGTTGCCTTGAACTGGTGTGCCTCATCCCCAATGACTACATCGAACTGGTCAAACCATTTCTTGGGTTGCTTATAGATGGACTGCCATGTGCTGATAAAAATCTGTGCCTCATCGTTGTTTTTCTCTTGACCTTCCATAATAAGATGTGTATAATAGAACTGTTGGTTCTCAGAATACTCTATAAAGTCTGTATTCATCTGATGTACCAAAGACGTAGTAGGTACGATAAGGAGTGCCCTTTGGCACTCCCCTTGCGTAAGCAAGTATTTTAAAATACAATAGATGATGAACGACTTGCCAGAGGCAGTCGGTGAAAGGATCAAAGCACGATGAACACGCAAAGCATGAGCAATTGCTCTGAGTTGGTAATCTCTGGGGGAGTATTTACCTTTGAGGAATTCTTCCAACTCATTCAAAGGGATGTCGTTAACATGATTGAGTCCCCCATGTACGACACATTCATAGTCCCTATCTTGGCAAAACTTTTCAACACGACGAACGAGACCCTTGTAGAGTGTCTGACTCGCAGTATTGAACAATCGTATCTTACCGTCCCACATGCGATTTTTATATGAGGGCATGAACTTCGCACCGGGTACTTCAAAGGTAAAGTAGTCTGAAAGTTCTTGTGCCAACCCTCGATCACATTCAATCTTCACATTTACTTCATCCTTGGGTAGGATGTCGATTCTATCCATTCGTAAATCTTAACCAATCAATTGCATTTTTAATCTGAAACCCTCGGTTGTTGATACTCTTGAGAATTGACTCAAGGTAGTTGACTTTCTCTTGCTGTAGTGCTAACTTGAGATTCAGATCAATAAAAGTATCATCCGATTCAATATATGTATCTACTTCGTTCTTGAGGATTTTCTTATAGAACTGATCGCGACCCAAATCCTCTAACTCATCTTGGTCTAACTCACCAAGGTAGTATTCGGTCAGAGTTCTCTTCAGTTTAGAACGCTGTGCAAACATGCGCTTGAGTTGTGCGTTTTCACCCATAAAGATTTTGAGATATTTATTGTGAATCACAGGTATCTTGGTAGATTCCTCTCCAAGTTCTGTCTCATCCATTTTGCAATCTTTGTCCCATTCGGACACGATGTCTTCAATCTTCATAATAAATCCATAAGTAAAATATTGTATAGTATATCAGATTATACGATGGTTGTCAATTCGTACTTACGATAAGCAAAGTTGACATCTGCTTGAAGATATTCAATATCAGTGTTATCGATGTTAAATGACAACGATGTCAAAGACACTGGGTACATGTCGATGAACTGAACCTCAATGTTTGGTTGGAAGTTGGATGTGGTAATGATCAGAGAACCATCTGAGTACACATCGCCTTGCGGTAGAAGTCCATTGCCAGAACGCAATGCGGAAGACTGTGAGAAGTTATCTGGATAACCAAGACCGATCAACCAATCGTAAATCTCGCGGAAGTTCTTCATGTCCTCATCGACACGGAAGCGTAGGTTCAATGCACCGAATACCAGTTTATCACCGGGTACTGGTAGTTTGATAAAGGTATTCTCGACAGTATCTACTTGTCCCAATGTGATGTCTGGGAGTTCAGCAGACGTACAGAAATAGTTAACATGGGGAAGACGCTTGATCGCGAACTTAAACCCAATCGGTGACAGAAAACTTTTATTGTCTGGTTGTGAACCTTGAAGTGCCATGGTGTACCCTCATTTTGATACTACTATTTAGGCATAAAAAAAGAGGGACTTGCGTCCCTCTCCAAAATGCTGATTTAGAATCAGTCTTTTTATCTTACATCAAGTTAGTTACCTTGACGATGCGGTAGTAGATGTTACCATCTCCGCTACCCAAACGAGCAGCAACACCGTTGCCATCGTTAGTTGCGAAAGGATTAGCGACCATGCCGTAGCGAGTCTTGAATCCGATCTTAGGTTGGAAAGTATTCTCTCCAACTGCACGAACCATCTGGAGTGGTACGTATGGGCAGTAGAACAATCCAGCATCAAAGGCATTGGAACCTTTGTAACCGATTGTGTAGTAGTTGTTAGTTGCATCTGAGAAGTATGGATCGATGTATACACGGATACGACCATTCAGAACACCTGCGAATGTGTTGCCAGTGTCGTCAACTTGCAAGTTGTTAGACAGTGCAGGAGTGTAATCCAAAACACCTGCCATCTGAAGTGCAGAAGCAACATCAGAAGAAGTGATCAGGACGTTACCCTTACCGCGACGAGTTGCTTTCGCAATTTCGTTAGCGTCACGCTCGATCTGGAACATCAGACCCTTGAACTTCTCAACTGACCAACGACCGTTTGAATCTGTATCCAAGTCGAAAGTACCAGAAGTTGTAGTGTTCTTAGTAGCACCTGCAACTGCTGAGTAGTTGATAGTACGGACAACTTCACGATTGATTTCTGCCAAGATTTCAGCAGACAAAATGTTGCTGAGTTCTTGCTCTGCATCCAAACCATGGATTGCCTTGAGGTCTTGAGCGAGTTCCATTGTGTACTCTGCCTTCAAAGCACGAGTTACCGCAGTTACCGCAACCTTCTCGATTGAGAATGCCATTTCAGCAAACTGAGGACCACCTGCTGAACCTAACTGTTCTGCTTGTGAAGTAGAAAAACCAGTGTGAACGTTGTATGAACCACCAGAACCGATTTCACCAGTACCACGATCATTAGGATCAGTACCGATTTGGTTGTTAGACAGTGTAGCGTTTGCAGCAAACGTGTTACCAGAGAATGATGCATCTGCTTCGTTGAAGAGTGCTTCAGTTCCAGTCTGGTTAGTGTAGCGTGAACGCATTGCAAAGATCAGTCCAGTAGGACCAGTCATTGGTTGTACACCACAGATATCGTATGCAATGAGGTTAGGCATTGAACGACGAACCAGTGAGATTAATACTGGATCGAAAGTATCGATAGAACCATCAGACGCAGTAGAAGAAGAACTTCCCATTGCGTTAGTTGGTGCTTCACCTAACAGTGATACGCCATGTGCGCCACCTTGTTGGTATGCTTGCTCACGAGCAGATACCATTTGGTTTTCCAGAAGTTGAGCAGTCACACTACGCTTGTGTAAGTCCTTGATCGGTTCAAGGTCCGCATGCTCAAGGACTGGTTGCCACTTTTGAATAAGAGCATCAGTTGCCATTGTTATTTCTCCTTAGAGGTTTTTTTACCTAATTGTATTTATAAATTGTTACTTTTTGATCGAACGAGAGATAGCATCCATGTATGCCTTCATCTCTGGAGCGACTGTAGGTTCGTTTTCTTCTTCCAGTTCAACTGGTTCTGAATCGAATGAAGTGTCCTCAGAGAGTTCTTCTTCTTGTGGGAAGTAGTTCTCTTTGATTGTCTCCAACTTCTTCGCATAGTCTTCAGCAGATTCAAACTCAACGCCTTCAGCGAGAGACTTCATCTTGACTACTTGTGATTCAGTCAGACCTTCAGTTACATCGCGCAGAACAACTGATTTCTTTGCTTCAGCAAGTTCCTTACGAGTAGCGATGTTCTTTTCAACTTCTTCGTTTACAGATTCTTCCAATTCAGCAACCTTTGCTGCGAGTTCGTCAACTAGGTCAACTTTCTCTTCTGGGATGTCGATATATGATTCAGTGAACAAGTTACGCAGACCAACCATGAAGTTCTCAGTGATTTCTGCTTTGATACCTTGCTCAACAGCGAGTTCATTTTCTTGCATCCAAGACTCGACTACGTACTCCATGTAGTCGTCTAAACGTGCAGTCATTGACTCGACGATCTCTTCTTTCTCTGCTTCCAGTTCTGCTTCCAGATCAACGGTGACTGTTTCCAGAATCTCGTTAACCTTTGACACAACTGCTGCTTCAAAGATAGTAGTTGCTTTAGAAGTGAAGTCTTCGCTCAGTTCAGAACCTGCGAACATTGCTTCTACATCTTCTGCGACATTTACGTCTTCAGCAGAGATTTGCTTGATTTCTTTGATTGAAGTAGCAGTATTTGATTCTTCTTCTGCTTCAACAGACTCGCCATACATAGCATTCATCATTTTGCCGTAGTTTGCTTTCAGCGCAGAAGCATTCATTTGCTTCATAGCATCTGCCATAGCAGTGATCATTGCTACTTTAGTCTTTGGCACTTCAGATGGTGAACGCTTTGGTGCTGCTTTCTTTTCAGCATCAGCATCTTTACCTTCCGCACCCGGTGCGTCTACTTCCTTGGTTGATGGATCAGGTACTTCTGATGGATCACCGAAAGATGCTTTCACTTCTTCCAGTTGTCCTTCTTCTTGATCCAACATTTCCAGTTCTTTATCGGACATGTTGTTATCTCCTTTACGGTTTAGTCATTTATTTATAGAGTATTTATAAATCTTAGAGTTTCGATAGAAAATCGCTAAAAACTCGCAACTTTGCTTCTTCTAATTCTTTGGTTGAAGCAGTCTTAATTTCTTTCTCGTAAGAAGCAATTGATGCTTCTTTGATAAGACCGTTGTCCCATACCCATTCTTTACCTTCCATGATGCCGTTGACAAATGCATCTGGTGCGGATGGGTCAGCAACAATGTCACCTGCTGTGGCAAGATAGAAATCTTTTTGAACTTCGTTTACACCTTGGCGATTCTGCTTGAGAGAACCCATGCCACGAGAAGACACTGCTAACTGTCCTCCATCGTCCATGATACCCTTGACAATCGCACCCATCGGTGTTTCTGCTAAAATCTTTGCACGACCTCTGAAGTTAGAACCGTCACGCTTTAGATCAGTAATCAAATGAGATACACGCTCAAGGTTGATGGTTGGTCCGCTAGGGTGTCCCAACTCGCCATATGCACGATTCTTTTCGACATACTCTTTGTTGTAACGCTGTACTTCTTTATCCAAGACTTCCGCAGGATACATACGACCATTACGGTTATTGATGTCTCCTTGCATAAAGATGCCTTCGATGAAGTAGTTCTTCTTACCATCTTCTTTTGCTTCAGAGATGTACTGAATGTCTTCGTTGAGTTCTGTGATCAGTTTCATGAACTTACCTCTGCCACCTTTGTGCCGAACACCCCTGCTGCGGCAGTGATCTCGTCCTTTGGTCTTTTGCGAACTGTTACCACTTCATTCGCATTCAAGCGAATAGAAACTTGTCCACCCGGATAGTTACCATGCAGTCCAGTATCTGTTGGATCAGCAGTGTTTGCGATTGTGATTGTTCTTGCTGAACTGTCGTTTGTAATACGAACAGCAGTCGCATCAAAGACATTGTTTCCTGATGCAGTGAAAGCAACAGTATTTGCTAATACTTTAATTGCCATCACTTACCTCCGAATGCCACATCCATCAACTTCATGAACACTTCTGGAGACTTTTCGATTTGGTCTGCCATCTTTGCTTTGTTCTTGTCGTTAATCTTCTTGTGTAGATTGAGCATCGCGTTAGCAGTTGTCATGTCTACTTTAAGGGTCTTGCCGTTTTCAAACTTGACCTTACCTGCTGACTTGTCCTTGACAATCTTTTGCAATGCATCCATTACCTTGCCTTCAACGAGTTCAACATCTTCTTTGATTCGTGCTTTAGGTTTCTTAGACGCATGCATGTGTGCTTCTGCTTTAGTAACCTTCATCTCTGCAACTGGAACAAATCTCTCAAGTCCATGCTTGAACATTACATCGTACCACTCAACATGCCCAAACTCGTCTGGTTCTGCATGCTCTTCTGAGATACAAGTGCCTTCGCCATACTGCTCATGCACAACATTCTTTGCACACAAATGCTGACGGTTAGCAGGGTTATCTTGATTGTCTTCCAAACCTTCTTTGATAGGGTTGACTGGTTTCATATCGCCTTGCTTTCTATCAGCACCACGCTTAGAATCACCGCCACCAGTAGGTTGGTTCACATCAGACGAACCTTGCTTCTGTGTAGGTTCACCGTTGTTTGGTTGAATGGTGACTTCTTTTACTGAACCATTAAATACATGGTCTTGACCGGGAACGGCATAGTAGTCATTTTTTTGCACCATGTGCTGATTGGCAAAGTCTTCCTCACCCTTTGAGCGAGGTTTGTATCCCTTTACTTCAGCATCGTCGTCTTTAGGTGCAACATAGTCTGCGGCAGGTGCTTCCGCGATATATGCACTAAACTTCTTGATCGCCATCGGTTTCCCCTTGGATTTCTACTTCTTCTTCTGAATCTGATGACATGAAGGACGATGCTACTTCAATCTTTTTCAAGTTGACTGCATCATGCACCTTATCCATTAAAATGTCATTCACAGCATTACGGAATGTGGAGGCATCTCCATCCATTGCCGCTTGTACTGCGTCTTGTGTAGTGTAATCGCTCATGTCGTAATCTCCTGTCAACTATTTATAAATTGTCACATCTCGTCTTCATCAGACGGTTCATCTGCGATTTGCTGATCGATTTCTTCGATCTCGTCTTCGGTCTGCATGAGAATGTTCTTACGAACCCACTCAGCAGAGTAATACTTTCCAACATACTCATCGATGTCGCGGAGTGTATTCAAACGCTCACGCATGATCTCTGCATTCTTCAGTTCTGAGAAATGGTTGTCTTCAAGGAAGTCGTAGTAAATCTGACCCTTGACCTCGTTCCATTCTTGCTTGGTAATGATACCCTTCAAAAGCAACTGTCGTTCTAACAGAATGTGGAATAACTCACTAAACCGATAACGCAGACGCGCAATAAACTTTGAGAACTTGAGTTCGTCACGAGTGATCTCAGACGCACGACCCAAGTTAAATGAGTTATCTGCTTCTAAACGAGACATCGGTACATTCAGTGACTGATACAGTTTTCTTTGGAAGTATTGAACATCTTCGATCTCACCAAGGTTCTGTCCACCCGGTAATGTTGAAATCTCTGTGCCTTTACCACCTTCACGACGAGGCAACCAATAGTCTTCAAGCATCGTGAGAAACTTACGATCATCACGGACTTCGCCAGTGTTTGCATCGTAGACTAACTTGTTCTTGTGCTTGACCATCATGTCACGCAGATACTGCTCTGCCTTTGCTTTCGGCAAGTTACCCACATCGATGTAGAAGATTCGACGCTCTGGGGCACGAGCGAGACGATAGATGACTGTGGCATCTTCCAACATACGGAGTTGATTCAGTGGTTTGACTGCCTTGTGCATGTAGGACAGAATCATCTTATTGTTCTGATCCATGATGCCAGAATGACAGTATGCGATTGAATCTGGTGCAACCTTGACACCTTGATTGCCCGCAGTAATACCTTTGGCAGAATAGACAAAGTATTCATTGTACTTCTTGTTGAATACTTCTTTGGAAACTTGGTTTTGATTGTCGCGTTTTTCGACACGGACTTTCTTGATCTTTCGTGGATCAATGAATCGCAACTCTTGAATGCCTGCACGAGGTTGCTTATTATCAATCATAATGTGATAGTATAATCGACCATCGACATACCAGTTACGGAAGATGTCGTATGCACGATTGTGGAAGTTAAGCATGTTTAGGATTTCGTCAAACTCTTCACGAATACGATCTTTAATCTGATCATCCATCTCCTCGACATTATCAAGGACAATAGAGACAGGTGCATCGTATTCTGTTCCAACGATTGCTTCGTTTACGATGTCATCAACTGCTCGCTCACACTCAGGTTGTGATGCCATCTCACGATAGCGAGTAATGAGTTGTGCTTCGTTTTTTGCTGTGTTGTTAACATCAACGGTAGTGCCATAGACACCACCTTCTGCCACTGCGAGAGTGCCATCATCGTTTGGTGGGGGAGCGAAAGATACTACATTAGGTTTTGTTTCTTCGTCTTTCTTTCCTATGGTAAAACCAAAGAGTTCGATTGCCATTTGTTTTCCTCAATAATAAACAGGGGCGACTTCTATGCTACTATTTAGTCGCCCCTTCAATCACTTTTGCGGGTTAGATTCCGCCCGCGTTACCAGTTTGACCACCTGATACTTGCCAGTAGTCGTATACAAAGGTAACTCCAAACTCTTCGATAGAATCTCCTTGATCCCACCCAAGGGTAATTTCCGCAACCGCAGTTGGGAAGATACCTACAAAGTCGTATACACGCAGAATCTCACCAGTCTTAGAATACTGAGTGACCTGTGCGTTTGCTTTATAGAGTGAAGGTGCTGTACCGCCCGCATTGTTTAAGTTGCCTTGGAAAGAGTTGATCGCATTTGACCACTGTTCCATAGCATTGCGGATTGCAAAGTCTTCATCGTTGATGATCGTTGGTGACCATTCAGCAAAAGTACGAGTACCTGCTAACTTGATGTTACGACCATAGTATGGTACTTCAATCGCACTCAAAGTTGCTTCTGGAATAGTTGCTGCTTTGCACAGGAATGGAACCTGTGCATCGGCAACACCGTTGATCGGGTTAGTAATCTGCACTTGGAACAGTGAGGGACGAGCACCGCCCGCCTTTAATGCCCCTGCGAATTCGTTTACATTAAACGCCATTTCGTTCTCCTTTTATCCTTTATTTATGTCGCACGACCAACGATTTCAGAGAACTCAACGCCTGTTCTAACAGCAACAAAGTTCAACTGAATGAAGTTGATAGAACGAGCAGGTTTAATGTAGATGTCGCCAACAAACTCGTTGCGGTCAATGACTTCACCAGTGTTGTTTGTGCCATCGCACACAACAGCAAAATCAGTAATACCACGACGACCTTGGACATCACGCAAGAACGGTTCTACCAAGTTCTTGAACTGTGCGCGTGTGAACTCATCGTTGAACTCAAACAATGTGAACTGCGAGGCAGTTGAGATTGCTTTCTCAAGTACGATGAACAAACGACGAACATTGATTCGATCAAACGCAGAAGGTTGTGCCAACAATGTCTTATCACCATAAAGAACTGTGCCTTGTCCGGGGAATGTAACAACTGGGTTAATGCCCTTCTTGTACAGTTGATCGCGATCTGCTTTTGATGGGTTAAACGCTAACTTGACAACATTCTTGACATTACCACGGTTGAATCCCGCAGGTGAGAACCAAGGATCACGAGTCAAATCAGTCTGAACCATGAGACCTGCTGTATCAGCATTCAGTGGTACATAGCGATACACATCGTTGTACTTATCGTATTGATACTTCCAACCAGAATCCATCACTGCATATGAAGATGATGGAAGTCCATCACGGAACGAGATGACATCATCACGCTCTTTACCTTCGAAACCGTTGTTGTTTACAACATCTGCTCGCTCTGGAGAGAGTACAACAATACAGTCTTTGCGAGTATCTGCAATGTTTGTGATCAGATGAGTTGCCAAAGTAGTATCTGCATCAGCACCCAGAATTAGTGAAACATCAACATCTTCGCTTGACTTAAATTTATTGTATGATGCAATCTTTTGAGCAGATGATAACTGAGTACCGTCCTTACCCTTAGTCATAGAATTAGTTATTGGTAAATTAGAACCTGCTAAGTATGAATTTCCGACAGTTGTTGATATGCCACCTGAACTTGTCAAGTTGCTATTGTGAGCACCCCACCAAATGTATGATGATTGCTGATTAATAACGTCTTTGTAATAGTTAGTTGCACCAGTGTCTGTCTTCGCATCAGATGCTTGTGATACATTCTGATACACTTCAAGGACAGTGCCTTGTGCACCAGAGAACTGACCATCTTCGTCGATGACTGCAACATGAAGTGCATCGCCAGTAACACCTGCTGTATTTGCATACGCAGTTGTAGTTGGTGCTGTGTCAAACTCACCGAAATACTCCCAACGACGAGTGATGTTTGGAGTGTAGTTAGAAACTGTATTACCAGTGTAGTTTGAATTCAGTGTAATTGTGTTTCCAGAAACCGCAGAAATCTTACGAGACTCATTATCTGGTCCAAGAAGAATCAAATCCCCAACAACAAACTGGGTTTCAGCATTTGAGGTGCCTTGCCCATCACCTGCTAAAGTTACAGTTGCTGAATTGCGAGTTGCATAGTAGGAAGTAGTAACTGTTGACTGCCATGCATTAGCATTGTGACAAACAGAAACCTTCAGCGAGTTACCCAGATCACCCGGATACTTGGCAACCCAATCGCCATGTGTAGATTTGTGTGTGTAAGTTTCGTTGTAGTATTCTTCGTTTTCAATGAAAGCACCAACTGTGCCAGTAGCGGCATTGTTTGCAGATGCGTTACCACGAACTACATAAAGTTGATTACCGTATGCAAGGAAGTTTGCCGCGGTGAAGAAATCAGTTGCGGTGTTTGCATTTGGTTTATTAAAAATATTTACAAGACGATCTTCAGAATCAACGAGTACGCGCTGATTTACTGGTCCCCACTTGAAGTTACCTGCGACTGCACCTTCAGTTGTGCTCACCGCAGGGACGACAGTGGTTAGATCAATCTCACTAACATTAACGCCCGGTGATACTTGGAAAGGCATTTTTTATCTCCTTCTCATTAAAGAGTTCATTTTTATAATTTCGTTCAAGTATTTATAAAAACGGTTATTTAGAATGTATCAAAATTTCTTGTGTCATAGTAGTCGTCTATGCCGCTTAAAGGCACATCAACCACATTTTCGTCTGGCATTCCATCGTCGTGGAAACCAAACGGAAGTAAATCTTCCATCATCTCTTCTTCATTTCTTGCTCTCAATGCTCTCAGTGTGTGTATGTCAGTCATTTCTTTAAAGTATTGCTGATCAGACACCCACGCAAATAGCACGAGGCACATTATTAAATCGTCATGACATCCAGACTCTGCTTCATATGATGCTCCTTTGCGAGAAAATGTTGACATCTCTTGTATGGTTGCAAAGTCATTGAGAATTAGTTGGTCTTGCTCAATCAAAAGTTTGAGAATGGAACAACCCACTGCCTTGACGGTTTTTGTTGTGCGTATTCCTTTGTCTACATTTTTCCCGAAACCAGAGGATATTCTTTTACCAGAACGTCCTGCTGATTCTGTGTATAGTATATTTTCATACTCAAAATCATAGTGTAGCAAGTCTGAGACTTGTTCTCCGATGTCGTTAATCTCAATCAAAACGACAGATTCATTGTAATGTTTTACTGTTCTATGTATAATTTCAGCATATTCTATTGGTGTAATATGGTTGTCACGAAACGCGCATACTTGACGATATGGCATTTTTGATACGTCAAGTACTTGGAATGCAGAATAATCTAATCCCTTTCCACGTGAAACATCCACTACTGTAATATACGAGTGTCCTTCTTGTGGTTCTTGATACATAAACAGACCGTTAGACTCTCTTAGAGGTCTTTTATGAACCAATGCCTTGAGTTTATTACCTTCGATCAATGTGCCAGACGAACCTAAGAACTGACACTCAAACTCCTGTGCGAACTTTTCGTAGTCGTAGTCCATCGACGAAAGCATCTCTTGCTTCCACGCATCATCACGACTCGGAACATCTTGCCACATCACTTGCACAAACTCATAACCATTCGTTCCCTCACGCGCACCCTCGCATGTCTTATAGAAGTGATTGAGTCCATTTGGTGTGGATGTCAGTAGAATCTTAGTTGTATTACCAGATGAAATGGTTGGGAATACTGAGGCAAAGAACTCGTCCCAGTTTTCTACGAACGCGGTCTCATCGATGTATAGGAATGAAATTGACTTACCACGAATCGCAGAAGAGGATGTGGCAGACGCAAGAATCTTACACCCATTCTCAAATTCGACGGAACCTTTGTTCCATTCCACCACACCTTGTTGCAACCACTTGGGCAATGCTTCGTATGCTATCTTGACTCGATCAAGAATCTCTCGTGCGGCATCGCCTTTGTTGGCAAGCAGTGCCACAGTGCGATGCTCATTAAATAATACATAATGTAATATAACGCATACCGCAGTGGTTGTCTTACCTGCTTGACGAGAGGTTACAACCGCACATCGACGATTGTTGGTAATTTTATCAATGATGTCTCGTTGATAATCATACAGTGCAATCGGAATCAATCCACGATCTACATGGACGATGTTGATGTATTTTTCGGCAAAGTAGGAAGGGTCTTTGGAACACTTAACAAATTCTTGTATCTTGTCTTGCGTCCACTCAATTGACTGTCCTTTCTTTTTTAGATTTGCGTTGCCGTTATAACCACGATCAATCATCATCACCCTTGATTAGTTTTTGAAGATCAGCAGTGCTACCAACGAATAATGCGTTTGTCACATTCTGTGGAGAGTCTTGCTTTTCTTCTTCTCTCAGTTTTTTCAACTTGGTTTGGACTTCAAGCAAATCTTTGTTGGCATCCACCAGTGTCTTAGTCAGCGTAGATACCACCTCAAACGCACGAGGATGCTCTGATGCCTTCGCAAGTTCTAAGAGGTAGTCTAATGCCTCAGTTCCTCTCTCAATAACATCATACATGTTTTCACGCGCATACGTGTAATCCTTTGTGATGTCATCATCGTTTTTTGTCTTCGCGTTAAAGTTTTCACGCCTAAGTGAAGGAGTCTTGTCGTCTACCAACTCACCTTCGACTTGAAAAATCTCATTCAGACTTTCGGTTGTATTGTCTTTCATGATCCATGCCCATGTCGATCTATTCCATCAAAATAATCGTCTTTCTCAAATGTAATACCGTAGTCGCTGTTCGCACTGATTGATGATGTGGCAATCGATGCGGTTGCGTTTGTTGTTGGTGAACCGTTGGCAAGAAGACCCGGATTCAAATCAAGTCGTACATTGTTAGGTGCGCCAACAATATTGTTTGCAGACAGATCAACGATGGTGCGCTTAATAACGCCTTTGTTCGTAGTCGGTCCAAATAAATACCCCTTGACAGTGAAGTTAAAAGTGTATAAAATAGCACGACGAGTCAGAAAGTCTGCTTCATATGTATCTTCAATCTGCATGTCTTTTAAAATCGTTGGCACATCGTACTTATCACCAATCTCTGGCACAAGGTTCAGAGTGTGAGTCCATTCTGGTCTAAAGAACGGAAGAATCTGTTCGACGACTTGAACTGCATCTTCTTGGTTGGCAAACATACCGTGTAGTGTGAAGTCCAAGTCGTATGGAGTCGGTGTCCAAGCAGAACGGAGTGTGTCGTTGTCTGAGGTACGAATACCGACATTACGAGTCAGTTTGTTCAGTCCTCGTTCTGGTGCGTATGATACATTCGTCATTTCAAATGCCAAACGAGGCAACTGAATCGCAACATCTCTGTCGAGGTTTGGATCAGCACGTAATCGTGCTAAAAACTTTTCGCGAGGACCGTATGCGATTGGCACACGAATCGTTTGCGTTGCAGTACCTGCATTGTTGTAGCGAACGACATCAATGTCATTGAACATGTTTCCGAACATGATGACATACTTTCGTAGTATGCCGTGATAATAACTATGACCAAACATTACCAATTACTCCCTTCAGAGAACGGATTGATTTCAGTAAAGTCAATGAAACTGATATTAGAGGTTGCACCAAAGAACTCATTGTTTGCTTGATTGTCTGTTGTCTCAATTCTATATTCTTCTTGTACGATTGCAAATCCATTTTCAAAGACAAGACGATCTCCTACTTCTGTAAGCAGTTCAAGACCTTCTTTAACACCTGAGTAAGTATCTTCAATCGCATCAATATCTGCGATGCCAGTGTCGATAATTTCGTGACTGTATTCAAAGAGTTCAAGTGTGAGATCGTAGGTTTGCAAACTTCCCATCTGATAGAAGATTGCTTCGTGCTCGACAAACTTAACCTCAAAGATTTTACCATTGAGTGGGAAGTAGATAAGATCGCCTTCTGACGGACGTGCTACACCTTCTGCCTCATCAACTGGAGTGGTATCTTCAACTGCGAGTTCTTCGCCAAAGCGACGACGCGAAACTGTAAGAACCATCTCATCACGAATCTCCAATCCAAACTTAGAAAGGAAGTCGCCATCCCCTTGGAATCCATCCACAGACTTGATGTACATCTCCACAGGATAGGCATTTTCAAACTTCGACAACACATCCTCATGAAATAGATTATCTTCTTTCACGAGTGTGCGTGGCAAGTAGAACACTTCAATACCGTAAATCTTGATCGATTCAATGATCAGATTCTCAATAAGGTTCTGCTCTTGCGTGAACGCATAGTTGTTGAAGTAGAGGTTTGTTGTTGGCATTTAATTACCCAATCATGTCCATCGCGGGCATTGAGTAGTTGTTTACAACTTCTTCTTCTAACCGCTTAATTTCCTCATCTGCTTCGTTCCAGATTTGCTGTCCATTGAACTGCACACCACCGGGCAATTGCATCCCTTCAAACTTCTTCATGTTCTCGCCCCATTGACGTTTGAATAGTTGTGTAGTATATTGTCGTAACCAACGATCACCCCAAACAGATGTGTAGGTGTCTGGGTCAAGTACACGATATGCTTCGATGATGAGATACTCACCGACAACAGTGCGAGTGTTCCAATCCATGTCGATAAACAAACGATCCATGTGACGATTGAAACGCAGTGGTTGCTTACCAACGAAAATCTCTTCCATCAGTGCTACTCGACGCATAGACTCAGTATAGTTTACAAACTGAGCATGCGACCAATCGTAGATTTCGTTGAGTGTAATCTGATAGCGTAGGTTGAATAGATTATTAGCATTGAGTCCAGTGCCAATAGGAAAGACGTTAATAACACCATTGATGTTAGTAGGAATATCAATGTAACCGTTTGTCTGATCTGATGATGTGACTTGGTGCTTGTAGTAAGTTCTTTCCACACCATCATAGTGATAGTCGCGATAGAATTCAAGAGCATCGTCTATGCGATCTTGCATCTGATCTTCATCGATGTTGATCTCAATAACCGGATGCCCAAGTCTACGGAGACAGTAGTTTTTTAAATCTGTTCTGCTTCTTGGATTTGCCATTTTTATAATCCTAACACTAATCTGCTAGGACTATTTATATGTTTTGGATTTAGTCTTGTTGACCTGCCGCAGCAAATCTTGTTTGCGATAAATCACCGACATCAGTCGCATTGGCATCTGTTGCGAAAGGAAACTTGTCGATTGTGTTGACAAGAAAACCGCCAGAAGCGTACCCATTGTCGGATGAAGATTGACCTGCCGCATCTTGTCTTGCTTGTGTTAAATCACCAACATCAGTCGCATTGGCATCTGACGCAAATGGAAACTTGTCGATTGTGTTGACTGCAGGTGGTGCAAAACCGCCAGAACTGTATCCATCTGTCGATGAAGATTGACCTTGCACCGCCGATCTTGCCTGTGTTAAATCGGCAACGTCAATCGAATTGGCATCGGTTGCAAATGGAAACTTTTCGATTGTGTTGACTATTGATGGTGTACCACCGCCAGAAAAGTACCCATTGTCGGATGAAGATTGACCTGCAAGATATGCTTTTGCTACTGTCATATCGCCAACATCTGTCGCATTGGCATCACTTGCAAAAGGAAACTTGTCGATTGTGATAACTCGTGATGGTGTAGCACCGCCAGAGGTGTATCCATTATCGAATGAGGATTGACCTGCGCCACCATCTCTTGCTTGTGTTAAATCACCAACGTCAGTCGCATTGGCATCAGACGCAAAAGGAAACTTGTCGATTGTGGTGACTCGTCCCGGTGCCGAGGGTGACTCACCGCCAGAACTGTATCCATTGTCGGTTGAAGATTGACCTGACGCATAATATCTTGCTTGTGTCAAATCACCAACGTCAGTCGCATTGGCATCTGATGCAAATGGAAACTTGTCGATTGTGTTGACTCGTGGTGGTGAACCACCACCAGAAGCATACCCCGACACAGTGCCTGACATAGGAGGAGGAGGTGGTTCTGCATCCACCAAAACAAATCCATCAGGAACCGACACTTTTTCTAGAGAAGAAGTTAAATCGTCATCGAATACTGTTGTACCGCTTACTTTTATTGCCATATCTCTTAATCCTGTTGACCTGCCGCGGAACTTCTTGCTACTGTCAAATCACCGACATCTGTCGCATTGGCATCAGTTGCAAAAGGAAACTTGTCGATTGTGTTGACACTTGGTGGTGCATCACCGCCAGAAGTATATCCATCTGTCGATGAAGATTGACCTGTCGCAACATCTCTTGTTTGTGATAAATCACCGACATCAGTCGCATTAGCATCAGATGCAAACGGAAACTTGTCGATTGTGTTGACTCGTCCTGGTGGTGCTGCTCCGCCAGAGGCGTATCCATTATCGGTTGAAGATTGACCTGCGGAACCACTTCTTGCCACTGTTAAATTACCAACGTCAGTCGCATTAGCATCAGATGCGAAAGGAAACTTGTCGATTGTGTTGACTCGTCCTGTTGGTGCAAAACCGCCAGAACTGTATCCATCTGTCTCTGAAGATTGACCTACCACATAATTTCTTATTTGTGTTAAATCGCCAACGTCAGTCGCATTGGCATCACTTGCAAAAGGAAACTTGTCGATTGTGTTGACTCGTGGTGCTGCATAACCGCCAGAACTGTATCCATCTGTCTCTGAAGATTGACTCGCCAAATTATTTCTTGCTTGTGTTAAATCACCAACGTCAGTCGCATTGGCATCTGTTGCGAAAGGAAACTTGTCGATTGTGGTGACTCGTGGTGGTGCATCACCGCCAGAAGTGTATCCATTGTCGGTTGAAGATTGACCTGCCGACTGCCTTCTTGCTTGTGATAAATCACCAACATCTGTCGCATTGGCATCTGATGCAAATGGAAACTTGTCGATTACGTTGGATGTTGGATTACCGCCAGAAGTATATCCTGACACAGTGCCTGACATAGGAGGAGATGGTGGTACAAGAAACTCTGGAGCAAGCAACTCCGCGTCAAACTCTAAACCTTCACCTGTAACAGAGATTGTTTGATCATCCCATTCTATTTTGTCTTTATAGATTTTTATTGACATATCTCTTAATCCTGTTGACCTGCCGGAGCACTTCTTGCTTGTGTTAAATCACCGACATCAGTCGCATTGGCATCTGTCGCGAATGGGAACTTGTCGATTGTGGTGGCAAATGGTGGTGCAAAACCACCAGAAGTGTATCCATTTTCGGATGAAGATTGACCTGCCACACTACTTCTTATTTGTGATAAATCACCAACGTCAGTCGCATTGGCATCAGTTGCGAAAGGAAACTTGTCGATTGTGTTGACTCGTGTTGGTGTAGCACCGCCAGAACTGTACCCATTGTCGGATGAAGATTGACCTGATAGGTTACTTCTTGCTTGTGTTAAATCGGCAACGTCAGTCGCATTAGCATCTGTTGCGAAAGGAAACTTGTCGATTACGTTGACTATTGGTGGTGTACCGCCAGAAGTATATCCATCTGTCGATGAAGATTGACCTGCCGCACTATATCTTCCTTGTGTTAAATCACCGACATCGGTTGCATTGGCATCGGTTGCAAATGGAAACTTATCGATTATGTTGCCTATTGCCGGTGCTGCACCGCCAGAACTGTATCCATCTGTCGATGAAGATTGACCCGCCAAATTATTTCTTGCTTGTGTTAAATCACCAACGTCAGTCGCGTTGGCATCTGATGCAAAAGGAAACTTGTCGATTGTGTTGACAAATGGTGGTGCATTACCGCCAGAACTGTATCCATCTGTCTCTGAAGATTGACCTGCCTGTTGTGCTCTTGCTTGTGTCAAATCACCAACATCTGTCGCATTGGCATCTGTCGCGAATGGGAACTTGTCGATTGTGGTGGCAAATGGTGTTGCACCGCCAGAAGTGTATCCCGACACAGTGCCTGACATAGGAGGTGCAGGGGTGATTCTTCCTAATGTTCTAATATCGCCATCAAACTCAAAACCATTGTCAGTAACAGTTAAGGTATAGTCATCGAATTCAATTTTTTCTGGGTAGATTTTTATTGCCATATCTCTTAATCCTGTTGACCTGCCAACTCCCTTCTTGCTTGTGTCAAATCACCAACATCTGTCGCATTGGCGTCTGATGCGAAAGGAAACTTGTCGATTGTGTTGACATTTGGTGGTGCATAACCGCCAGAAGTGTATCCATTGTCGGTTGAAGATTGACCTACTGTCAACCTTCTTGTTTGTGTTAAATCACCAACGTCAGTCGCATTGGCATCTGATGCGAAAGGAAACTTGTCGATTGTGGTGACTGCACTAGATGGTGCATAACCGCCAGAACTGTATCCATTTTCGAGCGATTGTTGACCTGCCGCACTATTTCTTGCTTGTGTTAAATCCCCAACATCAGTCGCATTGGCATCTGTTGCAAAAGGAAACTTGTCGATTGTATTGACTCGTCCCGGTGCCTCACCGCCAGAACTGTATCCATTGTCGGTTGAAGATTGACCTGCCATCAACCTTCTTGCTTGTGTCAAATCACCGACATCAGTCGCGTTTGCGTCAGTTGCAAATGGAAACTTGTCGATTGTGGTCCTTGGTGTGGGTGTATTACCGCCAGAAGTGTATCCATTGTCAGATGAAGATTGACCTGCCGAACCTTCTCTTGCTTGTGTTAAATCACCGACATCTGTCGCATTGGCATCTGTCGCGAATGGGAACTTATCGATTGTGTTGCTATGTGGTGGTGCAAAACCGGCAGAAGTGTATCCATCTGTCGATGAAGATTGACCTGCCATCAACCTTCTTGCTTGTGTTAAATCACCGACATCAGTCGCATTGGCATCTGTCGCAAAAGGGAACTTGTCGATTGTGTTGACTGTTGATGGTGAAGCACCGCCAGAAGTGTATCCAGACACAGTACCTGACGCAGGAGGTGGTGGTAAAGAATAAGATAGTGCTGTGATAGTGCCATCAAACTCGAAACGAGATTCTGCGGAAGAATATGTGAGCGTATAATCTCCTAACTCAATTCTATCATTGTAGACGCGAATTGCCACTTTATAAGTCCTCTATGATTTCCTTTAAAATCAAAAATGCTTCCATATCTTCCATTTTAAATTTCATCAACACTTCAATAAGTTCATTTAGATCTAGTTCTTCAATTTTGTTTGCAATTTCGATTTCCACAGTTTTAATCTCTCTTGAATATGTTACTATTTATAATAATACGAGGGTTTAGTGCAGGTGTTGTGCTTGCGTGTAATATTGAACCATCAAACAAAACAACTTGTCCTCGTCGAGGGGCAATGCGATCAATAATCTTGTTGCCATCAAACATCAGCGTATCTCCGTCTACATTATTCACATAATAGATCATCACCCAATGAGGAGACTTATAATCGTTATGTGGCACATCCACACGATCTTTTTCCGACAATCCATATTGTGGCAGAGTCAATCTAGCACGACATCTGAAAATATCTGACAAGTCCAAGTTCATTTGCAGTTTGTCAAATGCTTCTAAAAAAATAGGACAAATCAAGTCGTACTTACTATCTCGAATCGTCTTTTGTTCATTGTTGTTAAAGTGTTTGTTCAGAAAGAAATTGTATGAAAACCCAGAGGTATTCCTACCGTTTGGGTTGTTTCCTACACTAATCTCTGGTACGAAAGTCCATTTTAACTTAGCACACTCTTCAAATACGTAACTAGAATATTTATCACCGATTACATTATCTATTACCTTAATCATAACTTTAAATTCACTCTCGGATGCGGAAATATATCTATCGGAGTCATTCGTATCATTGCCGTACTGTTCTGTGCTCGGTCTTTATTTTCTATGATATGCTCTACACTGAACCGATGACTCGAAACAATCTGTTGCAACTCGTGTGGGTTGCTCGACAACTCCAACATTGACAAAGGCACTTGGTTCATGTTAAACAGTTCCACAGTCTTTTCAAGCATACTCATACTGGAAAAGTTAGTCGAGGCACTGTCAATAAACAGAACAGAATCTGCACTCATCTTTGGCAGATACTGCACCAACAACTTCACGATGTCATACACAGAGTGCGCGAAATCAGAAAACAAAATGTCAATAGTGTCTTCAACATCCACCACATCAATTCGTTTATTAACAAACTGAATTTGATTCTCAAACTCAAAAGTCTTTATGAGACTGTTGATATACGTTGCATAGTCTTCACGGTAGTACGAACTAAATCTCGGTGCTACTTGAGAAATTCTCTGCCACTCTGAACCATCATCAACTGTAATGAAGGAACCAAACCCGTTTTCTTCCATTGCCAGTGCTGACCACAACATTGCTGTGCCAACACCAGTTCCTAGTTCAACCACGGTGTTTGGTCTTTTCATTTTAATCAACGAGTACAGAAAAACTGAAAAGTCCTCTGTACCGTAGATTGTTCCGATAGAATCGGTCAGTTGTTTTATATGTGAGATTTTCTCATATAACTTCATGAATTTTGTGAAACGAAATTATCGTACCACTGTTCTGCCATTGTCGTGACTTCTGCATCAGTCATTGCTTCTGGTTCAGCATCTGGGTTTTCCATATCCATTTCGTTCATCATAGGATTGGTTGCATGCATTCCAAGTGTACGAGTCACGAACTGTTCTTTGGTTAAAGTTTTGATTGAGTCTGGTACATAATAATCTCTTTCGTCATCGATCCAACCAACATAGGTATGATCTGCTGAATTGTACCAATGCCCTCGATCTCCGATAAAACCGGGAATTTCTGCTTTGCTATTACCATTTATTTTTTGAAGCATGTATTCAACTACTGCCATTACTCTTCCTCCTGACTACTTTTTGGTAGTGCTAATTTGCTGTTATAAGTGATTTCTTCTGTTGGGTCTGGATCATAACCAAGAAGTTCCATTCTCTTCACATCAACCTTGTGCACAGTAATTAATTCATCTGCTAATTTATCTACGAATTCAAAAAGACCAGAACTGTCCCAAGACTCTTGGGATGCTTCTGACTCAACATACTTTTTCAAGATGTGTTGGAGTTTACCTACATTAACTCCAATTTGTTCTACGTATTCTTGCTCGCCTTTTGAGATGTGCCCTGCTTGGCGTATATCACGAATACATTGTACTAAACTTCTTTTCATATGAGTTTTAGATTCAAGCAACTCGACATCTTGCTCACTGAACTCACTGACTTTCTCTTTGAGATCTTCGTAAATTTCTTGAAGGGCAAGCACATCTTTCATTGCACCTTCAATGTAAGTCATGGACTCAACTGCTTTTTCTTTCAGTTCTGCGAGTTTGATTTTAAGTTCAACCTCTCTCCAATAGTCCATATCAGATGTGTCTTGCAACTCGTCTTGAAGTTTGCAAATCTTTGCTTCGTTCTTGACGTGTCTCCACTTTGCCTCGGACAGTGCAGTTTTCTTCTTAGTCATTTCCGCAGAAATCTGACGCATATTTTTGATAGGACTGTGGTATGAAAAGTTGATGTGCTTCCAAGTCCATTGTGAATGAGAGTGATTCCAGATATTTTCCAACTGTCCTACATTTTTCATTGCTGCATCTACAAGTTGAGTGTTCTCACTCAAAGTTCTTCCACCAAAACTTGGTAGGTTAGTTGTAGTGCCTCGTCCAAACACAGTGGCAAGAGGGATCTTCAACTTTTCTGGATCTGCCACCACAATATCATTGTTTGTACGAATGTCTTCAAATACCGAAATAGTATTCATTTTAGACTCTTCTAACTCTTGTGCAATCTGCACTTCTTCTTTCACTTTTGCTGTCATATTATCTAAATCTCCTAGAACCATGAACCCAGATGACAAGAGCATATCTCTCGCCTTTTGTAATATTGGTCACTTTATGTGGCATATAACTTGGAAAACTATTTATAGATCCTTGCTCACGAGTTGCCTCAAAAATGTTGCCGTGATCGTTGACGACTAAATCGCATTCTTCATATTCATTAGGATCAGTCAGTTGAACGGTCACACTAATCTTTCTTGTTGCTACTGGACCGCGACCTGCATCTACGTGCCAATCGTAATGCCCCTTGACTTCATCATCACTTGTATAATGAATCAATTGCAAACCGTGGACAATACCTGAAATCTCATAGTCGTAATGTTCTTGATTAAGAACTGAAATAATCTTACAAAGTTTTTCGAAAATCCAACGGTTTTCTTCGTCGTTTTCCAATACGAAAATATTTGCCTTACGAATTTCTTGTTCAAACTTACCTTTGTGATCACCACCTACTGTTGCATCTGCGTGGTATAAATCTTTTGTCAGATTAACAATTCGGTCGCACTCTTCTTTGGTAAACATCAGTTCTGGCATATGTTTTGAGTTAATGCCAATGTATCCGGGTAAAGTATCATCACTGCTTGGAATATACACTGAGTCATAATGAGGTCTTGAAACCTTTACTTTTTTTTCAGTTATTTTAGGAGTTTCATCAAGTTGTTGTTGTTCTTGATGATGAACCACATTAGGAGTGGGTCGTTTGCCTCGTGTGCGACTATCACCTGCTTCATCTGCATAAGGACCATCTAGATCGACATAATGTAAGAATACTTGTACATGCCACTTGCCCTTGAACTCGTTTCTCCAATGCAATAACTCACACCCTTTATAGACTGCGAGTTCACCTACGTCCAACTGAACTGGAACTTGATGTTTTTCACCATTTGAGAAGAAGATGGGGTATACTGACTTGCCATCAAAACCAAGAGTCATCGTAGCAGAAATTTCACACGCAGGACGATCTTTGTGTTTTTTCAGCACTTCGCCGGGACGATAAATGCGAGCATACGCATAAGTGGGAGCAAGAAGACGACCGATTTGATTACCGATTGGAACTGCAAACTCGTGTAGCAGTTCTTCCATATGTGCATCACCATACACAGCATCCGATTTAGGGCATTGGTCATCACGAACTAATTTGTTTGAATCGTATAGACTAAACATATGATGTGTTAAAAAGTTTGCACGATCTTGTGTAATCGCATTCGAAAGAACAACATATCCATTGTCTTCAAAATAGTCTTTAATTTCACTTCCCATTATCTAACTCCAATATTAAAACTAATACTAATTCTATCTTCATCACTTTGATTCATTTCCACATAATGCTCCATCCAACTAGGAAACATGATACACGCAAGATTTTCCGGTTCTATCGAATAGTTCTTTTCTCGAATCACTTTCATCTCTGAACGAATCATGGGATTCACAAGAATCAATCGTCCAGAATCTGGTGGAATCTTCAAATAAAACACCCCCGAGAGTTCGCCTTCGTGCGTGTGTGCCATATTCATATTGTATTTATGATTAACATTTGCCCACATAGACTGAACATAAACTTCACGTTTGGTATACGATTCTAATATTTCACTTGACAACTTTCTGATAATTGATGCAAACTCACGAAAGATGCCGTGAGAGTGGAGGTTGTCATCAGACTGCCATCCCCCCATATTACTTTTCACTTGGGATGGCATCGTCTCTTTCATTTTCATAATTGTGTCAATGTAGTCAATTGCGTGATATTGCTCTGTATTTAGTATAAACCCCCAAATCGGAGATTGAAACACATTATGTTGACTTGGATGTTCTTTGCCGTACATTATATTTTCACCTTACCATTTTCATAAAAGAATACACTATTTAGTTCTGAAAATTAAATATTAGTCTTGTTGACCTACCCCGCCAAGAAAACTTCTTCCTTGTGTCAAATCACCAACGTCAGTCGCATTGGCATCGGTTGCAAATGGAAACTTGTCGATTACGGTTTGTCTTGGAGCAGCACCACCAGAAGTGTATCCATTGTCGGATGAGGATTGACCTGTCAAATAATTTCCTGCTATTGTTATATCACCAACATCAGTCGCATTGGCATCGGTTGCAAATGGAAACTTGTCGATTGTGTTGACATTTGGTGGTGTAGCACCGCCAGAAGTGTATCCATTGTCGGATGAAGATTGACCTGCCGGAGCACTTCTTGCTTGTGTCAAATCACCGACATCTGTCGCATTGGCATCTGATGCAAAAGGAAACTTGTCGATTGTGGTGGTAAGTGATGGTGATCTACCGCCAGAAGTGTATCCATTGTCGGATGAAGATTGACCTGTCGCAGAATATCTTGCTTGTGATAAATCACCAACATCAGTCGCGTTGGCATCAGACGCAAATGGAAACTTGTCGATTGTGTTGACTGCTGGTGGTGCAAAACCGCCAGAACTGTATCCATTGTCGTATGAAGATTGACCTGCCGAACCAAATCTTGCTTGTGTTAAATCGCCAACATCTGTCGCATTGGCATCTGTTGCAAAAGGAAACTTGTCGATTGTGTTGCGACCTGAGAAAGGTGCATAACCGCCAGAAGTGTATCCATTGTCGGATGAGGATTGACCTGCTGGGCGCGTTCTTGCTTGTGTCAAATCACCAACGTCAGTCGCATTGGCATCTGATGCAAATGGAAACTTGTCGATTACGTTGGATGTTGGTGGTGCAGAACCGCCAGAAGTGTATCCCGACACAGTTCCTGACATAGGAGGAGGATCTAACAAATGAATGAACCCTGTGTCGGTTTCCATAGTGACACTAACAAAGTTTCCTTCTTTGTCGTCGTTTACTGCATCTGTACCATTTATTTTATATGCCATATCTCTTAATCCTGTTGACCTGCCGGACCACTTCTTGCTTGTGTTAAATCACCGACATCGGTTGCATTAGCATCGGTTGCGAAAGGAAACTTGTCGATTGTGGTGACATTTGGTGGTGCATTACCGCCAGAAGCATACCCATCTGTCGATGAAGATTGCCCTGCCGTAGCACTTCTTACTTGTGTCAAATCACCAACGTCAGTCGCATTGGCATCTGATGCAAATGGAAACTTGTCGATTGTGGTGACTCGTGGTGGTGCAAAACCGCCAGAAGCATACCCATCTGTCGATGAAGATTGACCACCTGAGAGACTACTTCTTGCTTGTGTCAAATCACCAACATCAGTCGCATTGGCATCGGTTGCAAATGGAAACTTGTCGATTACGTTGCTTTGTGGTGGTCGAAATCCGCCAGAAGCGTACCCATTTTCGGATGAAGATTGACCTGCAGGTGATAGTCTTGTTTGTGTTAAATCACCGACATCAGTCGCATTGGCATCTGTTGCAAAAGGAAACTTGTCGATTGTGTTTAGTGTTGGTGGTGCATAACCACCAGAACTGTATCCATTTTCGGATGAAGATTGTCCTGCCGCACCATATCTTCCTTGTGTTAAATCACCAACATCAGTCGCATTAGCATCAGTTGCGAAAGGAAACTTGTCGATTGTGGTGACAAATGGTGGACGTCCACCAGAAGCGTATCCATTGTCGGATGAGGACTGACCTGCCGGAATATATCTTCCTTGTGTTAAATCACCAACATCAGTCGCATTAGCATCTGTTGCAAAAGGAAACTTGTCGATTGTGTTGACACCCGAAAATGTTCCGCCAGAATTATACCCCGACACAGTGCCTGACATAGGAGGAGGAACAAGCACCTCCAACGGATTTCCTGCCGCAATAGTAATCGTATCTTGACCGACAAGTTCTCTACTGTCCGATACTACATTAGTACCACCAACTTTAATTGCCATTCATCACTTCCTTTTCAAGTGCGTCCAAACGAGTTTGTAGTTCTTTGTTGCTCTCAATCAAAAATGCAATCAGTCCTAAGTAGTTCACAGTTTTGTCGCCTGAGTTGCTTTCTTTAACCAACTCAGGAAGTACTTGTTCAAGTTCTTGTGCAATAACACCAAAGGTATTCTTACCAGTTTCTTTCCAAGTGAATGAACGTCCTTGTAATTGACTTACTACATCAGATGCATTTTCGATAGACTCAATGTTCTCTTTGTACTTCTCATCAGACAAAGAGTTGAAGTCTGTAGCATTTAGTGTACCAGAAGATGGGTTGAAATACAACTTTGATGCGTTAATAAATGCGTTGTCTTGTGTGCCTGATGTTTCTGCTGTGAAGATCACATTGTAATCTACATCATCAGATTTGCTTTCAACGGTAGCACCTGCTGATACAGTAGACCAAGTGAATGTACCGTCTCCATCGGATTCAAGGTATTGACCTGCTGAACCATTGCCAGAAACATTTAGTTCTGCCGCACCGACTGAGTTATCAGTGATGGTTGCCGCATTGACTGTTGACAGTGTAGCAAGTGAACCTAATCCAAGATTTGAACGAGCAGTCGATGCATTGTCGAATGTATTATCACAAGTACGACTATCACTGAGTCGAGCATCGTTACCTTGACAAGCAGTGCCTGAACTAGTTCCATAGTCAACTGACAATGTATGAGCAATCCCTTCACCCGAAGTTGCCCCCGATGAAGTTAAACCAGTTCCACCAGTAATCGTTGCAACATAGTTACCAGTGGTATGTGTACCAAGCGTTACTGAGTTGTTTTGCTGAGTTACTGCGATAGATACTGAGTTGGATGAGAAGGCAGTTGCGCCACCTGCAACAGCACCAGTAATCGCAACGGTAGCAGTTGCACCTAACTTTTGACCAAGGTTAGTCGCAACAGTAGTTGCAAAGTTAGCATCATCGCCAAGTGCCGCAGCAAGTTCGTTCAGCGTATCCAATGCGGCAGGGGCAGAGTCTACAATACCTGCGACTGCGTTATCAACATAAGTCTTATTTGCCGCATCTGTACCAGATGATACTGTGTCTACGCCTTGAATACGACCAGTACCACCCAATACGATGTCGCCACCAGAGACTGTGAGATCGCCTGTGAGTGTTACATCATTTGGAAGTCCAATCGTGACTGTTGCGTTTTCTGACCCAGAACCAGAAACTTCGATTTCGTTGGTAGTGCCAGAAATGCCTGATACATAGTTACCAGTGGTGTCTGTAGCAAGTGCAATTTGATTTGTGGTGTTGAACTGACCAATTGCAATTTCTGAAACTAATTTACGTTTCTGAGAACCATTGTCAAGATAAACCAGTTCATCTTCAGCACCCACGATGTCAGCAGTACCGTCTGTCAATTCAGACAAATCTACATCGACTGTTATGCTTCCTGATGAGGTAACAGGACCACCAGATACATCGATTAAATTGCCTGCTGTAAGATTTACTGATGTAACAGTACCAGTTGTGGTTGAGAATCCAGCATCATTGTTAAATCCAGAGATGTTAATGTTGCCTTTCGTCAACTTCTTTTGCGCGTTTGCGTCATCAACAACAACAAAGAAATCACCATCGCCATCTGAGGTAGAAGTAGTCAATTCGGATAAATCTACATTAACCGCATCAGCAGTTACATCGATAAGAGTTCCTGCTCCAACATTTACTGTTGTTGTTCCACTTGATGTAACCGTACCACCACCAGTGAGACCATCCCCCGCGCCTACGGTGTGAGAGGTTACTGTACCAGTTGTAGTAGAGAATCCCGAATCGTTATTAAAGATACTTAATCCAATCTCACTTGCTGCTTTGCGACGATCAGCACCTGCGTCGAGTACGATGAATTCATCAGTGCCTACCATTGTTTGGGTCATGTCAGTTAATTCAGATAAGTCAACTGAAATTGTTCCGCTTGAATATGCAATACCAGTTCCACCAGAAAGGTGATCATCTACATCGCTATCTGTATATCCCGCAGGAACATCTTTAAATGTGAATGTTCCATCACCATCTGATGCCAAATACTGATCCACCGAACCATTACCAGTAACCTTCAGTTCTGCCGCACCAACTACATTTGATGCAATATCTGTAGAGATTGATACTGCATTGGATGAGAAAGCAGTCGCACTTGCAGTGACATCTCCAGTTAAAGTGACTGTTGCAGTTGCACCCAACTTTTGTCCGATGTTTGTAGAAACGGTTGTTGCAAAGTTAGCATCATCGCCAAGTGCCGCGGCAAGTTCGTTCAGCGTATCCAATGCGGCAGGAGCAGAATCTACAACACCCGCGACTGCATTGTCAACATAAGTCTTGTTTGCGGCATCTGTGCCAGAAGATACTGTATCAATACCTTGAATGCGACCAGTACCACCAAGCGTAATGTCTCCACCAGAGACTGTGAGATCGCCTGTGAGTGTTACGTCATTCGGCAACCCAATTGTGACTCCCGCAGTTTCGGAACCTGATCCAGAGACCTCGACTTCGTTAGTAGTGCCAGAGATGGTTGCAATGTAATTACCTGTTGTATCCGTGCCAAGTGCAATTTGATTTGTGGTGTTGAACTGACCAATTGCAATTTCTGAAACTAATTTGCGTTTCTGAGAACCATTGTCGAGATAGACTAATTCGTCTTCACCACCCACAATAGCATCAGTACCATCTGTCAATTCAGATAAGTCTACATTGACTGTTATACTGCCTGATGAAGTAATAGGACCACCAGATACATCAATCAGATTACCTGCTGTAAGATTTACTGATGTAACAGTACCAGTTGTAGTAGAGAATCCCGAATCGTTATTAAAGATACTTAATCCAATCTCGCTTGCTGCTTTTCGTCTATCAGCACCTGCGTCGAGTACGATAAACTCATCAGTACCAACCATAGTGGCAGTCATGTCTGTCAATTCACTTAAATCGACAGAAAGTGTGTGTGCTATGCCTTCGCCAGAAGTTGCTCCAGTTGATGCAATACCAGTTCCACCAGTAATTGTTCCGACATAGTTACCAGTGGTATGTGTACCAAGCGTTACTGAGTTGTTCTGCTGAGTTACTGCAATGGAAACCGCATTAGAAGAAAATGCTGTTGCACCACCTGCAACTGCTCCAGTAATCTCCACAGTTGCAGTTGCACCTAAACGAGCATCGGCAAGTGCTTGTGTATTCGCGACAGTCATACGGTTGTCTAATGCATCTTGTAAACCATCAACATTAGAGATGACATGATTGTGTGAATCATCTGCAACTGTTGCTATGATTGTAATGTCTTGACTACCATCAAAATCGGCACTACCAGATAAATCGCCACCCAAAGCAATCTCACGAGCAGTAGATAATGCTGCAGCAGTGTTCGCTTGACCTTCAATTGTTGCATTGATTGACCCAGTAACAGTAATATCACCTGTGACAGAAACATCACCACTGAAATCACCATCGTCTGCATACAATTTACGCCAACGAACTGATGTAGTTCCTAAATCTTCCGCGCTATCTGTATTAGGGATTAGATCACCAGAAACTAATTGCTCCGATCCTAATGTCCAACGATCATTTCCTTCATCATAAATGAAAGAAACATCTGAGTCCGAACCACGGTTGACAATAATTCCTGCGTCTTCGCTTGCAGGCGTTGCTCCATTCAAGTCTGAGTTTAGAGTGATCTTAGTATTAGCAATATTAACTTCTTCAGAGTTAACGGTTGTGGTTGTTCCTGATACGATAAGATTTCCAGATACAACTACGTTTTCTCCGACACTTAATTGTCCTGCTACAGTGACATCATCCGGTAATCCAATGGTAACAGAAGCACCTTCTGATCCAGAACCAGAAACTTCAACTTCATTAGCAGTACCAGAGATTGTCGCAACATAGTTACCAGTAGTGTGGGTTCCGAGGTCAACAGAGTTGTTCTGTTGAGTAACAGCGATTGAAACCGTATTACCAGAAAAGGCAGTCGGACCACCTGCAACATCACCAGTAATCTCCACAGTTGCAGTTGCACCTAAACGAGCATTGACCAGTGCTTGAGTATTTGCTACAGTCATACGATTATCGAGGCGTGTAACTGTATTTGCTTCGTGGTTGGCAACAATAGCACGGATAGCAGTGTTTGTTGAACCAATACTAGTTAATGCATTTGTAATACGAGTGTTTGCAGTGATAATAGAACTATCAACGTTTGCCAAGCGAGTTACTGTGTTTG